GGCCATCTTTAACCGTGCTTCGCCAATAAATTGCAAGTCGTCGTTAAAATATTCTTCGTCTGCATTATTCCCAAAGAAAAATCCACCAGTACTGGGTAACAACTTTTCTTTAACAGTAAGTTCTAACTCATCTAAGTCGTCCCAGGTCAGTTCTAATTCAACGCCGTTGAATGTGCCGTACTCTAGATTTTTTGATTCAGCCAGTTTTTCCATCCAACCATGCAGGTTAGGGTGCTTACGCCAGTAAGCAATTTCAACTTGATCTTTGCCTTCTTTGCGGGCAACCGCATACATATCTAATCCCATAATTATTCTCCAAATTCCTCTACTAGGTCTTCATCATTGTAAAAGAAACCCTGACCTCTGTCATGTTTATTTTGTGACAGTTGATCAAACGTCTCGTTGTTGTAGTATTTTTCAATAACCATTCGCCATCGTTCTTCCGGAAGGTCAACTAGTTCAAGTCCGTCTACCCGCCCATAACCATCATATGTGCCTGAAACGCGGTCTCCGTTTTTAAACAGCACTACCACCTTACTGGCAAACTCCCACGAACTGCCTCCAACAGCGCACTCGGCCATTACCGGCTTATCTGATTTCGCACATCGCCAACTAAAAAATCCCATATCAATTCCTATCTATTGGTAAACAAATATAATTCTTCTTTTGTCCTTTTACTGCCAAACATTCCTGTTTAGTAGCATGATAGCTAATCACTTCTACGTTTGGATTAGGCAACGGGCCAGCTGTCAGGACAAGAATCAAAACCCAATCGTACAACATCATAGTCCTGAAGAGTTTAGCATATACTTAGACAACACTTTCTTTGCATCCGGAAATTTAGTTTCTTTGGCCATATGCTGATCCAGTGATTCAATTAAAACCATGTTCATGAGTTGTTTGCTAAGACGGTAGTCGCTGGGGCGCAACGTTTGTTGCCATGCTTCGAGGTCTTCCAATTCCTGAAACTCCCACATGGTATTCAACATCTGAATTTCTTTTTGGCGCAAACCGTTAATTCGAATTGACATATTATTCCTTAGATATGCAATGGATTACGACGGCGAAGATGTGCAAGAGCTAATTCTTTGCTGTCAAAGCGGCCACTGATTGGTGTCTGGTGTGCGCCTCGCACAATATACCATCCGCCCAGCAAACCGTTATACACGACTTTCATTTAAGCCACCACTGTCAGCATGTTAGCAGGAACACGCCACAGGCCCATGCCAGTGTCTACTGTAACGTACTTGATAGCAACCTTGGTGACAAAGCCACGTGTCAGACGTCCTGTCTTGCTGGATGTGAACTCTACATTGTCACCACGACCAATGCTTCGTTTGATCTGGCGTGCCAGGGCATTGCGGTTCCACTTGACTGCATCAATCATACTAGACAGTTCTGTGTTAGTCCACGACTGTGTCATAATTGCTGAGTTAACTTCTTGGATAGTTAGCATTGTCTGCTCCTTTGTTACAATACAAGTATTATACAATTAATTGGATTTAATGTCAAGCGCCTGTCCACTGGACTTTGGACTCGTCTAGTGTAAACACGTTACCACGTGCAAAATTAGTGCTAGGGCTACTGAATGTTGCGGCCTTAAGGATGTCACCTTTGGCGAACTTTTTAGTGTTTTCCAAAACCACAAAACTGTGGACGGAACCTTTGACTATAATTTTAACGTATTTGCGGCCAAAGTCAAGACCCACACTTTGTTCAAATTCACGTTTCATTGCTGGATTAATGTTAGCCTTGTCACTCCATTTGGAGTAATCTGCTTTGATTGCTTCAGTATATTGACTAAGTTCAGTGTTCATTTTTCGCGTTCCTTTTTAGTGTCTATGTGTATATTATACAATTAATTGGATTAATTGTCAACCGAAACAGTCTTCATCGAGGCGATGTATTCCATACGGAACTGGCTACGGGGATAGTGATGCAGGTGCAGTTCTTCAACTTCTCTCTGCATGCCTGCTTCGTCTCTACCCGTCCAAACTGTGGTACTGTACAGCCGCTCGCTGGTCTTGGTACGACGGTCCGTCTTGTAGATGTACATGGTGTAGTCTTGCTTCATTTCAATGTCCTTAGTTAACTCAATACCACTACTCGGCGTATGGCTTCTTTGGGCTCGCCCGTGTCCTCATCGTAGCTGTCCTCATAGTTGGCCATCTTGTCCATACGGTGGTACTCACTGTACTCCACAACGCCCTCGTCAATGCTCTGCACCATTGGGGCTACATTGGTACGCCAATGGTCGCCGTAACAGTATTCGTAATGGACTTCTGCGTCCTGGTCAAAGCCTTGCAACTCTGCAATGAGATCTTTTACTTTCATATTAACTTCCTGTATGGAGAAACAGTTGTTGCGGGTTCTTGGGATTAGGCTTAAATTCTTCAATGAAACTGTGATGCTCGTCGCCACTGTCGCGAATGGCCGCATTGGCCGCAACATACAATGCCGCCCATGTTGATCCATTTACTTCAACAAACACTGGACTGCCGCCCCAATGATCCACGTATGCGACCTGCAATACATCGCCAAATGGATGGCGTTCTGACAAATTGTTTATTTCAAAAATACTCCAGGTTGCAGTCAGGCCAAGCTCTGTGCGAACGCTGTCGTAATGGTCCATTTTTTCGTCGAAACTTTTGTTGTCTTGCTCATAAGCATTGGCCAGGCCTTCGCGGATCTGACTAGTTGCCTTGGCCAATTTAATATACAGATCCTTATTCAGTACGTCTTCCAAAGATTGTGTAACAGAATCCAAATCACACAATGCATTGTGAATGGTCTTAAATTCATTGGCTGTAAGAGTAGGGGAACAATTCAATTTTAACTCCTGTTTGTTGCTGTCTATGTGTATATTATACAATTAATTGGATTTAATGTCAACCAATTTATGCACTAATTCGGGCAAAAATCTCGCCCATCAGGTCCTGGACTTCTTCATATTCCACGTAAAAATCGGTGCGTGGATCCCAGTATTTGCCCGCTATAGGGTCATAGTACAGTACCCGCCCATTGGGGTAATGGAATGGGCCTTCCAGCCCTTTACGGGGCTCGTATGCGGACTTTTCAAACACTTTGTAACCCATATTTTATGCTCCGATTGTTTCAGTATGTCTAATTATACTACGACTGGCACGGTTTTGTCAACCAAAATCTGTTGTGTTATTACAACACCGCCTTGTAGGCTTTGATACAGATCTGCTACTTCTTTGAGATAAAATTGCATGATGTTGCCCTTGCTGGTGATCAATGTGTATTGCATCGCTGGGCTCCTTAGTGTGTAAGTGTATATTATACAATTAATTGGATTAATTGTCAACCAAAACCAGGGGATGTTTGATAGAGATCGCAGTTTCGAACCTGCCCTACTGTGTCGTCCACAGACTTGTCTATCAACCACATTACAGGCCAACTTGCTCCAGCGTCCTCCTGATATTATCTCAAGGTTTCTTGTAACTTAGAAGAGTCTGTGCGGCCACAGATTAGTCTCTTGCTAAGTTACCTACTGGAGTTGGTAACCCCTAATACGATTGGCTGGGCAATTGCCCATTTAATGTTCCTTGCTTGACTTTTTGCTTTCGCGTGTCTCGCTTTTTGGAACAACCTTATTTCTTACTATGCGTATATTATACAATTAATTCAATTTAATGTCAATCTTTGTCTTTTTGGAACAACCTTATTTCTTACTATGCGTATATTATATAATTAATTGGATTTATTGTCAATCTTTGTCTTTTTTAAGTCTAGCCAGCAAATTTTGCTGAATATAAGTAGGATTTTCATACAACGATTCTGCTAATATACTTTGCAAGTACCCAACAACATACACTAATGCCAACATCTTTCGTTGGGGGTTGCCCCCGGTCCTTTTGGTTAACGTATGGGCAATATAATTATGAATATCTTGCTCAATTTGCTTTTTAGTTGTCATCGACAGATTTTCCAGGGTGTTTAGCCCTGCGAGTATACTGCACCTTTGATTGTACTACTTTTTGTTTAAAGGGTGAATTTTGGTCAAACAGAACCTTATGAGCACGGGTGCGCTGTCTAGGGATAACAATTTGAATAGTAGTCTTCATAGTTTAAGTATTATATATTTAATTGGATTTATTGTCAATCGACATTTTGGATAAATATTTGTATATTTAAATGGAGAAACCCATGTCAGAAGAAGTTACTAAAAGCGAGAGCGAACTAAAAAAAGAAGATTGGATGAACAGCAAATGGCGTCCAATGATGGGTTGGATGTATATGCTGATCTGTACCATGGACATGGTTGTATTCCCAGTACTATGGAGTTTACTGCAAACAGTAACCCATACTACTATTACACAATGGAACCCATTGACCCTGCAAGGCGCTGGATTATTCCACATTGCAATGGGTGCAGTTTTAGGTATTGCGGCATTTGGTCGTACACAAGAAAAACTAAACGGAGCAAACAATGGCGGAGCACAAACACCAGCAACAGGATTTGCGAGCGGGACACCAGCATTTGGCCAACCTCAGGCAGGGGGCTTCGGTGCTTCCAGCGGTAGTGGTGCACCAGCACCAAGCTGGGGCACAACACCAATTGCAACAGCACCAAGTAGCTTTGGCGGAAGCGGGTTTGGAAGCGCACCTTCAGCGCCAAGTAGCTTTAACGGCAATCCAGGCTTTGGAGCGCCAGCGACTGGGGATGTAATTGCAACAGGTGCCCCAAGTAAAATGAGAGCGCCAAAAACGAATTTCGATAATCCAGATTGATTATTCGTCTTTTTGAAAGCCTAACTCTTCGTACATATCGTGTGCAACACTTTTGTACCAGCCATTTTTAGCGTATAAGTCTCCAGGTCTGCCAGATATTTCGCAGACCTTGGTAGACATATTACAAGCCATATCTATTACGCCTCTAACATAAAGGTCACCGCCAGACCAATATACTCTTAGTCCACCGATCTTTTCTCGTATAAGTGAAAAGACCACTGGGCTTACTGGCTCATTGGTGTAGTTATTTTTGTAGTCTACGTAATGACTAATCGTCCAACACAACTGATCAACAATATCGTACCATCCATCATCACATAATATCTTTGCAGGTCTAATGAACCCTTCGTGATCTTTACTAATACGAAACATATCTGGATACTTCGTATATAACTCTTTAATTAAATCTTGTTTCATTTATACCTTAGGTATACCATTAATGCATCTTCTTGATGCTCGAACACAAGGCAAGAACATTTGTCGATAGTATAAGGTAATTTTTGTACTCGTATACCCATATTAGATTTTAAAATTTCTTCTGCTATTTCATTGTTCTTAACAGCTAAGAATGTGGGATTGAATATTTCGTAGTCAACTTGCATACCAGCTACTTCAGCTGATATAATCTCAACATCCGATAGTTCACATATCATCTTCAAAGTCCTGTTGTGTTAGCGACTTATCAATATTTTTTGGACTAAAATCTTCTTCATAAAATTTAATAAACTCATAAAGTTCTTTGCCTACTTTTTGCAGATCTCTTTTGTTCATCGCAATTCTAGTATCTGTGCCATCCGCATGATAAAACACCAGCATAGGAATTGAATGTGCCATCCACTTCACTGTAAATTTATCTTGTGTAAATTCTAACTCTTTCATACTGCTCCTAACATTAATTTAGCGATAAGAGCATCCTTGGGATTTTCAAAAATAAAAGTGTCACGATGATAACGATATTCGCCTTGACAATTATCGTCAAACCATTCTAATGTATCATTACTAACTTTGACTAATTCAACTCTAGTCCAGCCTAGTGCATCTGCCAGCACATTAAAATCTATTTGTTTTACTACTGCTTGGACTGCGTTTTGTAAAACTTCTTCTTCTAAAGTCATACGCCACCTACCATTAATTTAGCTACAAGAGCATCTTTAGGATCTGAAAAATTAAACGACATCCAGTCGCCAACTTGACTTACCTCTGTAGTGTACTTACCTCCGGGCAGGCCGAAACAGGCAATAATTCGATCTACAGTATGATCCCATGATACTGTAATATCATCCCAATATAATATCACTTTTATTACAGTAGGTGTTTGTGGAGTCGAAGTTGACGACATTTTTCTTTAACTTCCATGGGATAGTCAGGACTAATCTCTGATATGTCACAGTTGTAATATACACGATATCCAACTGACGGATATAAAAATACTATACTTCCTGCAAGTATCAATATAGCAAAAATGGAACTTGCTAAAAGTACAAGTTTTCCGTTAAGCAACATCTTCAATTTCCTTTTTATATTCTTGGTTACGTGCTTCTTCGCAAGGATCACAGTAAGTATGAATCCATCCACCACCTCGACTTTTGCCGGGATTTCCACAACCTTCGCAAGTAACTGCTGTCATGCTTTCTGCTAGACTAACCATTCCGCTGATATAGTCATCACCACCCGAGTAATAAAATCTCAGTGTACCGAACTTTTCTTTAACTTGGTCCAAGGTCACTTGTGGAATGGACTCGGGTACTTCTCTAAAGTCTCCGGCAACAATTTCCGCCAGGCGTTGTTCTTTATACTTGTCATTGGGTTGAGCCTTTGTAGTTTCTTCAAACAAATCAAAATTGCCGGCTTTGGCCTGTGCGGCCATTTCATTATATTCTTTAGCCCACGTGCGTTGTTTCTCTTTCCAATCAATGTGATGTTGGATATTACCCATGAGCTGGTCCAGAATATTGAACCAGCCATCGCCGCAACTAAAACCCCAACACATACAAGTTTCCATCATGGACTTGTTACGGTTGACCATCATCTTTGGATACTTCTCACACAACAGTTTATCTAGTTCTTGTTTCATTTTTCATCCTCTTCGTCAAGTTGATCACGGAATACAGATAGCTGTTGAATTAAATGTTCAACGCCTTTTCGATTCATAGTAAGTGTAGTATAGCCTATTTTTAAAGCTATCCTGTCTTCACTGGTTATGCCAATACTATAATGAAGTTCTTCTGCCTTTGGCGGTTCAACGTATGTAACCTGATCTGGAAAAATTGGAACTACGTTAGCATAGGCAGGCTTTTTAAACCAATCAAACATCTTTATCGTCCTTCATTTAGTAACCTCAACACACGTAAATTTCATAACCTTAGTTGTTCCAGAGGCCATCTTTTCAGCGGCTTTGCCGGCGGCTAAACATTCTGGTTGATTTCGGAATCCTGGCACCGAAGTCAGCGCCATAGAATCCTTGTCACTCATCATACCAACATGTGCGAATAGTATTAGAGTCCAAAGCATATTACTTACCGTTGGTTTGTACAGTAGGAGTCACAACACCGTTGATGACCAGTGTCTGGCCCTTGAAGTTGGCAATAGCATCTGGCAACTTACGCATGGCTTCTGCTTGAGCTTCTGCCATCAGCAAAGGAATTGCCATTGGGTTGGCCTGCATACTTTCGTTACGTTTACGGGCAGTAGCAACTTTGACTTCTTCAGTCTTGAATTCGTTTTTGGCCTTGACCAATTCGTTAGCACTTGCTACCACACTGTCAGCTGGCACAATATTACGGATTAGCACTTGACTAATACTGATACTGCCGTCCAACTTTTCCTCAGCAAGATTGCGAACAATTTCTTCCTTGATAAAGTTTTCCATGTCGCTACGAGCATCTGCCATGTCCAGGGCTTCGTACTTGCGAGCGGCTTTGTAGATAGCGTTACGAGCGTTCTGAACAATGTAGTTGTACATCACATAGGTATCGCCTTTGAACTCAGCGTGGAAACTCTTGTTCTTTGTTGCATACAATTCACTCACTTGCTGAGGATTGATGTTGTAGACAACCACAGCATCAAAGTCTTTCATGGTCGAGTTGTCTTTGGCAACTGGAGTCATGTCGTTGAGTGTGACATTGACGTCTTTGATTGGAAAAGTTAACACTTCACCAATAATACTTTGATTGAATGAGCCGGGCAACAGTTCACCACTTTGAACCTGTTTGTCGAATCCAACTCGCACACCAACTTCACCAGTTTCAATACGAGTACAACCTGTTGCCAGCACAGCCGCGGCAAGAACGGAGAGAGTCAAAATACGTTTCATGTGTTTCCTTAAAATAAAATTACGATTACAGTCATCACTAAAATAGTTAGTGATGCGACAATTATGCTATACGCAACAGACTTTGTCAATGTCCAACGTTCCTTGCCTTCCATCTTTCTCCAGGCAGTGATACCAAGATGGATCAGTAAGGCAAGGATAGCAAATACTAGCCAGAGTCTAATCATTACATTTTCTCGTAGGTTTGTGCAAAGATATCTTTCTTTACAACACCGTAGTCATTTTCGCCATGGCGCACAATAACATCTTCGCCGGGATTGTAGTTTAACTTTTCACCCCAGCTGGTGTCAACTGATCCTGAATGATCTGCTAACTTAGCAAATTTAATGATCTTTTTTGGTGTACAAACACCGTTACCTAAATCATCTTTAAGATCTGCAAACTTTTCAGGAGTAATAGGATATTGTTCTCCTTTTGGCCCGGTCATAATATAGTAGCCTGCAGGATACTTAACTGGCCCTTCCAGTGTTTCAATGGTGCCAGGTTTGTCTGCAATCTCATATTTTTCTTTTGCTGGTCGCTTGTAGGTTTTAAATCCACCGTCTTTAAACCATGCATCGGTAATGCCCTTATCAAGGGATTCTACAATATTGATAAATTCTCTAATCATTTTATTTCATCCTGTGTTTCTGGAAAGTGACTGATAATCAAATCCAGTGCCGCAATGGTCTGCATATTAAGTCCCACATCTTCAGGATGCATCCATGTGCCTTTAGGGTTAGCATTGCTCTTTGGATTCTTCTTCCACTGCTTGATCTCTTTCTTGAGATACGCACGATAGTCTTTTAGATTAAGACTGGTGATGCGATCCGCAGTTTCGCCGTCGATCCATTGATGTGGTTTGTGTTTAGCTTTGCTCATACAATACGTCCTAGTCCTAACCAAATAAGTTGATCTAAATCCATTTGATAATCTTTACCCGCTCTGCGTTTTTCGTAAATTGCTTGTAGCACTTCTTTGCCATCGCCATATTCAGTAGTACCAGCGCCGCGACTTTCCAATTCTTCAATTAGATCATCTGTTTCAAAATCGCTCAACTCTACGTCTACTTCAACTTCGGTGTAAACAGTTTTATACATTATGTTCCTTGGATAGCTTTTACTCGTTCAATCCGTTCGTGATCTTCTCTGCATTCTTTCGAGCAGAAAACACCAGGTGTTGGCTCTTCGCAATACAAACAAAATCCCGTCTTCTCTGGCGCAATTTTCTTTTTGGCAAGAGCCTTCTCGAGAAATAAATTGGCTAAGTGATCAGCTTCGTCTAATGGGTCACTCATTGTTAACCCTGTGTTGGAGTTGCGGCATTGCCGCCATGGTTAGTATAACTTGTTCCTTCTCTTTTGCCTTGGCCGCGGTTACGATCTTTTTTCTTATCATTAGCAAGGTATTTTGTTCCTTCAGCATATCTAATCGCTTCAAGCATCATGTCTTTGAAATCTCGGCCTCTAATTTTGTATTGGCTTGGCAATTTCATTGCCTTGGGGTCATATCCTCTGCATGTCATATTAATTCCTTAAAAATGTATTATACTATATATTGCAATAATTTGCAACCATTAAAAACGTGATTGATATCCAACGTATGCCACTGGGGTAACTGATTTAGAGCCTTGATTATCAAATATCGTGCTAAAACTAATAATTGCACGATCATCTTTGGCAAACAATCTAAGCGGTGCGCTATAGCTCATAGTTGTTGCCATTTGTCTATACGATGTTTTAAGACTTACGTTATCTGTAGTATTAATAGGTGTTGCTGAAGTATTGCCGTCACTGTCTTCTGTATAAGTGTAACCTGTAGTAGCACTAACTGTGGCATGTCCTTTAGTAACAAACGGAAGAACAGTAAATTTAAAATCCAAGGTATCTTTATTTACAAAATTCAAATTAGTTTTGTATCCCATATGGTAACTCATTGTTTGAATATTACTGTAACCTGAGATTAATCCGTCAGCTGAGGCTTTTGCATTTGTTTTACCAAAAGACATGCCTCCGTATAATTCAGTTTGATCCTGTAAATTATATCCAGCACTAACACCATAGAACGAAGTTGATGCAGTACCTGGATTAAATGCACCTGCGCCCTGTGAGCCCAAAACACCGTTGCTCTCAGTAACTGATCCTGCTTCCACACCAACCCATCCAAACTTAGTATCTAATTTTTGTCGTGTAGCAAAACCATCATAGCTTTGCGAGAATTCGTAACCGACTGATCCTGCTTTAAAGCCGCCGTAATTGGCCTGTGCAGTACTAAGACCCATGTAAGTAAAATTCTGATTAAAGTTCGTAAGATTATTAACCATTACTTTGCTCATATCTAAAGCATAGTTTCTTCCATAATTATCAACAAACTGGGCATTATTCATAATGCTAGTGGTAGTTAATGCACCCAATGCTCCAGTAACCATACCAGTAGTCAACTGGGTATTGCTTTGGGCCAAGCCTGTTTTACTTGACAATGCCAGTGTGCCCTGAGGCATAGTTGCTTTATTAAGATCCATAATACCTTGTCCATATATCTTAGGATCGTATCCGGGTATGTTTTTGTTTGCAGTTGTTGTTAACAGTTGAACAATTTGTTCTGGCTTTAACGTAGGCCATGCTTGTTTAAGTATTGCTACTCCGCCCGACACGACCGCAGTTGCAGGACTGGTACCACTTACTCTATTTACTGCCTGTATGCTACCACTTTGGGAAGCACTAATACTTGCTCCTGGAGCTAGAATATAAAAGTCACTGATTTTATAAGTGTCTTTACATACACTGTTAATAAATTGGTTACAAATACTACCAGCCTTATTGCTCCATGGAGCAATCTGACCCAAGTCATTAACTGCGCCCACAACCAATGCTCGGCCACCTAATATCAATTTGCCGTCGCCGCCAGTTAATGTAACAAAGTTTGCGGGTGCAGACGGTACTGGGTTCCCATCATTGCCCGCGGCTATAACTAAGATACTGCCCTTTTGTGTAGCATAGGCCATATATGGCAACGTGGTGTTCATGGTCCTATATGCATCGTTACCAAATTTACTTTTATATACACCATTGCCCAAGTCAGTATAATAATTCTTAAAATTATAAGACTGTATACTAGTACCCAAGCTCATATTAATTACACCAGCACTTCTGTCGGCCAAATACTTCAAGCCTTTTTGGACGCCATTCTCGTAGATATTTTGACCAATTCCTGCTTTGTAAGATATAATATTAGCATCATACGCCACACCTACAATACCAACATTATTTTTTGCGCCTGCCGCAATACTAGCCATATAAGTTCCGTGGCCTCGAATATCATCAGCATATATACCAGAGTATAGTCCACTTGCTGAAACTACTTTTGATCCTAAATCTTTATTCTTCAAATCAACGCCGGTGTCTAGAATACCAATTCGTTGACCTTTACCAGTAAAGCCTCTAGCCCATGCGTCTTGCACACCTACTAGGCTATAGGCATTTACATTCATTGTTTGTTCTACTGTTTGGGAGTAAACAGGGCTGAACATCGTTCCTATAGTAAGTGCAATTAAACTTTTTTTAAACATTGTTGACTCCTTAAGTCGTAGTACATAAGTAAATTATACAATATAATCCAATTAATGTCAACTTATTTTACTCCAATTGTTGCAGATTTCTCACAGTTAAAATCCAAACTGCAAACTACATTCTTGTCCGAATTCAAAGATTTAATGGACCAAAAAGGAACGCACGACTATGCAGATATGTTACCTGACCGATTAAGGTCAATTAAGGTCTTCAATTGGATTGAGTCAGTGTGCCCTGTTGTTACTGTTAAGTTCTTTGTTACCAAAGCAAAAAGTTTTGGTGGAATACACATTGATGGTAACTTGCATGATTTCCCATTTAAACGATGTGCTTTAAATATTCCCTTGTTTAACTGCGATAGTGGAGTACAAGTATGGTATCAAGATCGTAGCGATCCGGAAGGCCTAACCAGATTAATCAAAGAGCACAGAAAAGGATACAACTTTTATTTGGCTCCTGACAGTTTGGATCAAACTAATTGGGAACCAGTTGAAACAATGCCTCCGTTAAACGAAGTCAGATTGGTCAAAACAGACAGCTGGCACAACGTGGATAACCGAACCAATCCTAGTCATCGTGTAGTCGCATCGTTGCGATTTGTGGATAACCCTGAGTATGATAGTTTGGTATCAGGCTTTGCGATTAATAAGTTCAGCAATGAAAGCACTAGCTGAACCAATTGTAGTCAAACGCTCTGCATCCTTTTTATCAGGAATATCAAATTCGTACTTCTCTTGAATTTCAACTAGAACTTCTAGAATGTCTAGGCTATCTAGGTCTAAGTCTTTGATCAGATCAGTATCGCCGGTGTAAGAATCAGTATCTTTTCTACGTAGTACCGTTTTAATTAAATCAATAAATTCTGCTTGGATTTGTTCGGCTGTTACTGTCATAAATTCTCCTGTGTGTTAATGTATGATAGTGTATTTACTATCATATCAATCATTTAAAAGTTGCTAATGCTTCTTTGTATGGCATGTTTGGTCCTAAACTCAAAATCATCCTATTAGGCCTAGACAAGTTACTGGCGCAATGAGGCTGATGTGCGTTTAATAGATATGTAGTATACATGTCTTGAGTATACTTTGTCAATACTATTTTTTCTCCAGTTAATAAAAAATTCATTCTTTTTATTTCGTTGTTATATGTTGCTTTGCTTTGTAATTTAGTATCATCAAATATAACGGTATCTGCACCTTCACCACAATTGTGGATTGGTATGTTTAGCGCACACGGACGCATGTCTTGGTGGATGGTCCAGAATGGATCAGTTTTAGTAGCGTCGGGATCAGTTAGGTATATACCAAAAACTTTGTGGAATAACTTTTCTGGATAGAGTTTATAAAATTCACTGAGAAACGGTTCTAGCAATTCTCGTTTAACTGGATACCCTACCCCTCGTCTAACTACGTCTTTACAGTTATTAAAAATTATAGTTTGATCACTTGGGGATATTTTAATTGAGTTAACCTGACTGAAGTATTGGTCCATACTGATATTTATTAACTACAACTATAATTAAATTATCAGGCTGTTTTTTTAATGTAACAAATATCAGCTTGTTGACCATGCAATAACCATCCAACGGGAATACTTTGTACAGGTCCATCCCACATAATAATTCCTCCTGTAGGAATATTAGAAATAGGTGTAAGACTACTAATCCATTGTGATTCATTTCCTTGGAATCCGTGCGATACTGCCAATTCATATGCACTTGCACCAGTTTGTCCAAGTAAACCGCGTGGACCAGGATCTCCTTGGAGGCCGCGCTCACCTTGTGGGCCAGCAGGCCCAGCCATACCACGTGGTCCAGTGTCACCGATTGGTCCAACATCTCCTTTTGGGCCGCGGGCGCCGTCATTGCCAGTCACTCCTTGTTGTCCTTGTGGTCCAACATCGCCTTTTGGTCCTTGCGGTCCTGTTGCTCCGCCAGCTGGACCACGGTCGCCTTTTGGTCCAGCTTTACCTGGAATTCCTTGTGCCCCTGCTGGGCCACGTGCCCCTGCTGGGCCTCGCATCATTGTTGCCATAGTATCCCCTGTTTGCTCTTATATTTATTGGAAAAATGGTAAAACTAGAAACCATTAACTATAAATATAATTATGACCAACTATAATTATGACATTGCACTACCAGTTGACTTTGAATACGACTTATCATTTTTTCAAAACCATTATCAAACGCACTATGCTAAGTCTATAGCAGTAGGTTATGGTGATGAAAATCCTGCCAATGTACCTTACTTTAAATCATTAATGGACAAATATGATTTCTTAGACAATCATTTGGGGTGGTTTAAAATTTTACCTGCTTATACATTTCCATTACACATAGATAAAACAGAACAGTATCCACGTAATGCAGTACTAAACATTCCAGTATATGACTGCGACGAGCATACGTCAACTAATTATTATGATATACCGGAAGATGATCCTAACTGGGATCAACCCAGTACCACTAATCAGATGATGAGTAGAGCAATGTGGTATAATGTTATTCGATGCGGGCCGGCAAATATGCCTAAGCCAGTATATACATTTAATTGTACTGAGCCAACGTTACTTAATGTAACCCTTCCACATGATGTTAAGAATCGAGGAAGGAAAACTAGAGTGCTGGCCAGCTGGCATATAAAGCCAAATAAATTTGACCAAGCCAGAGATTATTTAGAATCAAAGGGACTGATAAAACAGTGGAGATAAAAAAGCCCCTTTCGGGGCTTTTGTTTTTATTGCGTACACGCTATAATGTTTGTGTTCCTAGATGGATCAAACACTACTTCTGGTCTGTATCCCGCAGGACATTGCGGTGCTTGTTGCACAATTGGTTGTTGTGGGTATACTGGAGGATAAACATATACCGGTTGCTGTTCAACATATACAGGTCGCTGATTTTGCAGATACAATGCAGTACCAAAGCCTGCAATAACTGCCGGGGCTACCCAACCGTAACCATATCCGCCTCGATATCCGTGGTGCCCGTGTCCGCCATGCCTGTGTTGGGCCTGAGCTGGGACAATGCTTGCGGCTACTAAGGCCAATGTAATTAGCAGTTTTTTCATGTTAAACTCCTTGTATATATATTTAACGTCTGACTACCGGATTCCGTTTACATAGTATACAATATATTTGATTTATTGTCAACCGGCCCACCTCAGGGCAAACAGTAATGCATCTTTTTCGTCACTGAAGAAATACACAATGTTAGGGTCATTAACCCTAACCCAGCCACCTGGCACCTTCTTTAGTCTTGTGGTATTAACAGACTCATTTGTGATATAACTAGGGCAATGTGTCTTAGCCCAATCTAAAGCTGTCCAAACCGGATCGTATGGTAGTGTAACTGTCATGTTTTGCTTGCGATATGTTTCCAGTAGTATAACATGCTGGTCAATACTACTCCAAGTAAAACGGCATAGGCTAAATTGAATACAACTGTGGCCACGGTAACTGTCAGCATCACAGCAATGTCTTGTCTTGGCTTACCTTTAAAAGATAAACTGCTCCAATCAAATGTGTGATAGCACACTACACACATGACACCAATCAGGGCCGCAATAGGTATTGATTCAATTATGAAACTAGCAAACACAATATAAGCTAGGATGGCCAATGCTTCCACTACGCCTGCCAAACGGTGATGTCCACCTGCTTCCAAGTTGATAACAGTTTGCCCAATCATAGCGCAACCGCCCATGCCACCAAACAGGCCTGTCAACACATTACCTGCACCCTGAGCCATGCTTTCCCTGTTGGGCTGATTTGTTCCGCCAATGGTCTTGTCCACTAAGTTGGCAGTTAGTAGTGTTTCAATTAGGCCAACCGCGGCCAGTATCACGCTGTAGGGTAGCACGATCCATAATGTTTCTAATGTGAATGGCACGTTAGGTAAATGGAATGAGGGCATGGCTCCACTAATATGAGCTATGTCTCCTACTGTTTTTGTTGTGATGCCAAACGCATATACCACAGCAGTCACAAGCACAATACCAAACAAACTTCCCGGTATATGCCGAGTAATCCGTGGAGCAATTAGTACTCCGAGAATAGTTACGCCGATTAATCCCAACATAGAGTACAAGGCAAATCCTTGGGCAGGAATTTCATGAAACTGTGCCATAAAAATTACCAAAGCCAATCCATTCACAAAGCCTGTCATTACACTGGGCGATACCAGCTTGATTAGCTTGCCTAACTTGAACGCTCCAAACGCAAACTGTATCGCACCCATAAGCACAATACAGGCAAACAAGTATTCTACTCCATGTGTTACAACCAGTGCCACACTGACCACAGCCAAGCTACCAGCACCTCCACTTATCAAGCCAGGTCTGCCTCCAAACAAAGCAGTGACTAGTCCTAGTATAACTGCGGCATACAAACCTACTAAGGGATTAACGTGTGCTAATAGTGCAAAGGCCACAACCTCTGGCACCATAGCAAGACTTGTGGTAATGCCTGCTAGGGTATTGCGTGTTATTGCCTGCGTATTCATTCTGCCCACTTAATTAAGAACATGGTGATTTGTTTTTCATTCTTAAACTGCCAAACATTAAAGCTCATGCCCACCTCAATGTAAACATCAGCAGTTCTTGCTGGTTATAAAACCAAAATTGATCAAATGACATTCGACGGCCACACCCGGTTTGTTCACACCATTCTACTATTGGGTAGAAGTCTTCTTCTTTAAGATAGGTTGGATTGCTGGATCCTCCGGGGTATCCAGGATTACTAGGCCATGATGGGTCTTGAAGCCTATAAGCCTGCAATCTTAACGGTTTGAGTTCACGCCACTTTATCATTAAGTAATAAACCCACTTAGTCGTAACATTAAAAGCTCTTCGTCTCCTTTAATGTAGATTCGATTTGAATACTCTTCATCTTTCCATGCCCAATTATTACTAAGTCCGTAATAATCTTTTTCAGAATCATCTAAATGTGACCACCAATGATCCATGGACGAAATTTCAACCCCGGGGCCGAATGTTTTCCAACACCAGTTCCTTAGTTCTATTAAGCCAAGCTGGCGCCTTTGACCGTTAAATTCAATTAGATACTTGAAACGATCATATGAGCTGAATCGTTTATCTAATCGTTTAAGTTTCTTGGTGTATAGCTGACCTGTCGCCATGATGTAACCTATATAAAAAATATGATTCTTTAGTCATTAAAAAATACCCAGCGGTAGGAACTGGAATCCACTCATCTTCGCCGGCGGGCAATGATGCAATACACCATTGTAATAATGACTTCCAACCATGACGACCTACTCTTACTTTAAGATACTCTAACTTAGGATCCGTCAGGTTTGCTTTGATCAAAGTACGTTGGATAGTTTTCTGGAAGCTCATAATTAGACCTATACAATACGTCGGTTAGTTGATTATATTCATGATTGCCTTGCCACGGAGATCCAAATGCCACTGTATATTTTACTAATTCGAAATTATTAATCATTCCGTGTGGCCAACTGCCGTCCATAATAAATGGTTTAGATGTGTTAGGTATATGCACTCGTTCTCCGTTCTTTGTAATAAAATAAAGACTGTCTGTTCGTCCCTGTAATACAAATCTTAATTTATGTTGTAATAATCCAAAGGATGAAGGATCACAATCAATATGTTCCTTATTTTCTTGCCCGGGCTTTGTTGCCAGTACCATAATACGTGTGTTACCAGTGATAGGCAATATATACTTTTCGCAATATTCTCTGAGAGTAGGAGGAGCATAACTGGTCCATGCAAAATCTCCAGTACCGCTACCTTCTGTATAATGACTTACATTTTCAGGTCTCCCGTGTAGAGTCATCACCGGAAGCATAGTAGTTGCTCTATAACTATCCCAAAACCAATACTTAAATAAAGTTAAGTTTTTAATTTCAGATAGTGCTTTTTTTCTATCTATTTCAGGGATGTCTAATGCACCATATAATAGATCATTCATTTTGTGTCGTCGTGTATTTCATTTGTAATCTTAATAAGATAATACAAATCTCTTAATTTATAAAATGCCCATACGACTGACAATACGCCGCCGATTATTAATATATAAGTTACCATTCTGATTCGTACTCCTCTGTATATGTTTCACTTAGGTCAACAATGTCGCTGAGTTCTTTTGCTCCACGACGAATGTATTCCTTGCCGCCATCAGTGAATATGGCACCACACTTACAAGATACAAAATCATGTCGGTGTCTGCTTTCAATAATATCCAGGCATAGTTTACACTGACATTTATTTACTACAACTACTTCTCTTGTTCTAGTTACCATTTTTAGTTTCCTCTGCTAGTGCTTTATAGCCTTTCCGACTTGGATGTATTTTATCCGATTGCAACGACAGTATTGGTAATACTACGTCATTGTAATCGTCAGCTACTAATTTAACCATTTTTTGTACATCCACTATACTAACATCGCTTTTGGGATGATTACCAGCTGGTAAAATCCAATAAACTTTGTCAGCAAATACTCTTCGTCTTAGTTCTTGTAATTCCCATAATGTTCGCACACCTGCATGATCATTTGATCCCAGGCTTATAATAACTGTTTTGGCGGCAAGGCTTTGTTGCTTGTTTTGTTTATTCCATTGCCAACTATTAATGCCGCCTTTTGCATACGCTACACATTCAGGTCTGAACTGTTGGGTACCTACTGCAATGCTATCACCTAAAATTAAACAGTCTAACATTAGATATCACCTTCGTAATTTTCTCTGTACTTGCGGCGAGCATCGGCCAGTGTATACACTTTTTCATACTTGTTGCCCCAGTCTTCGTCAACAGGAGTCCCATTGACAGAGTGAGACTCCTGTTCGTCATATGTCCACCCCAAGGCTTTCATCATGCGATGCTTGACCAGCAGATTGGGACTACGGAACATTTCTGTGTCGTTAAAGCCCAACATAACACCAACTTCACATACTGCGCCGCTACGGCAAATACCAGCATGGCAATGAACAATTACATTCATTCTGTTATCCAATGCGTGTTCTAGTAGTCGAACAAGTTCATCGGCCTGCTCTTGGCTACAACGCATTTCTTCATCGTCAACTTTATCCTTTTCCTCTACATCAAGGAATTGGAACTGATGAACTTGTTTGAATGTGTACAACGGAGTGGGAAAGTTGCCGGGCGGATCCACAATTTGAATCAGCATAGCATTGACACCTGGGTCAAAGTGATGGCCCAGTTTAATATCACCCATTCCAACGTTTTGAATCCATGGCATAATTTTCCTTTACGCTAACTTGTCTACGTTTTGTCCCGCTCGATTCATTTGGCGATTCATTTCTATTCGTTTATCTTCGTTATCTTTTATACGTGCTTTAACACGCTCTGCTTCTACTCTAAGTTCCTCGTGGCGTTGATCTAACTTTTTAATTTCCATTAGTCGATACATTTCTGCATTTTGTTCTGCTACTCGAGATATTTCCATATTAACTCCATTTTGTATATTATTTAATTTTATTTAGATAATCTCTACCAATTTTGCCCTGTTCAATTTCTCTAAGGGCTGTAACAATGGGCTTGTTATTGCTTTCTACTTTTGCACGATGGCCGCGCATTAGTTCCCTTGCTCGCGCTGACGCAATTAATACCAAATCAAAACGGTTCCCGATAGCATTTACTGCTTCTTCAGATGTAATACGTGCCATATATTTCCTTTATGTTAACTGGCCCGGCGTAGTGGAATCGAACCACTATTCACACTTTAGAAGAATGTTGTCCTGTCCATTGAACGAACGCCAGGTAATACTGTATTATACTATATATTCATTTACGTGTCAACATAAATATTTTTATGAAATATTGGCAACCATACGTTAAAGCAGGCTGGGAAATTGTAATGGAAGCCCAGGGTAAAAGTCATATAATTTTGGATACTGAAGTGGAAGCATTTTTGGTTCATGTGATTGCCAAAACAATGGAACGCACTAATATTTGGGAACAACCTATTTCACTTAAAATACTAACTGCTCAATCTTTGTTTGGAACACGAAAGGCCAATGCATTACAAGATATTGGAGAAGAATGTTTATTCATCGATGGCTGGCAAATTAAGAATAGCAAATGGCCTACAAAACAGTATTTCGCTGATATGGGGGAAATAGCATTTGGTATGGCTAGCACTAGTACTAATCCAGCCAACGAGTTATTGGAAATGGCCAGCAACAATTTTAAAATTATGAGTTCAGTGCTTAGAACTGCACGTAACCTTAATGGCGCCCCTTGATGGAATCGAACCACCATCCTGAGTTTCGAAGACTCTAATTCTATCCATTGAACTAAAGAGGCTTTATATAGTCCTTTAACATATCAACAGTTTTATTCCATGGCTTACCCGGCCAAAACCTAACACTAAGACACCATCTGTCGTCATTACTATTGTTTATTGTCTTATGTGGTATATCTGTTCTTACTAATGTTGGTACTGTAATTTGATGTCTTGCAATTTCTGTAACTTCGTTGTCTAACCAATATATGTGTTCTCGCTTACTACCCGTTACGTATTCTATGTTACCTTCAGTCAACGGGTCGTACCATATCATTTCACTGGACTGTCCGCTCAGTACCCAATTGATTGCGGCAGGCACTGGATTTTTAATTCCGTCTGTGTGTATTTTACATTCGCGACCTGCTTTGCCATAAAATAAATGTACAAAATGTGGCATTGACTTAATTTCTTTAAACCATGCAAATACTTCATCAGACAATATATCTTTAGCTTCGGGTAACCATATGGTCCACGGATCAGGTATGCTGGTTACATCGGGGAATACAAAATTAGGATTAAGTGGATTAGTAATAGGTAAAGTTAACGGATAGTAATTCATTTTGCAAATACCTTTCCTATGATCCATCCAACACTGTCAAATTCATTTGGCTTCATTGCAAAATTCCATGCACCTTGCTGGTGGTGGTGATTGTTGTGGTATGCTTCCCCGGGATGAAATATTCCAAGCCACGGAGTATTATAACTGTTATCAGCAGTATCGAAATTTCTATAACCGCCAGGTAACTTTGAATGTGTGAGTATGAGTCCGCAGATAATTGTATTAATCTGAAACACACGTCTGCCAGTTAATAATACAAACACAACGAACTTCCAACTAACAATGGCCAACAACAAACATATAACTGTAAACACTTTACTGGCATGTTTATGACAGAATACAAGAACAGGATCGCGTATTAAATCAACCGGCCATGGAAAACTTTTTGCACGGGCACGTAAATTTGTATGTAACTGTTCTGTAAAAATTGTATAACTTAAAATCTTCCACACCCCGTCCATTGGGCTGTGAGGATCATCTTTGGTATCTGCATTTTTATGATGCTTGCGATGCATAGCAGTAATAGTAATAGGATCGCCTGGGCCAAATATTGTACAAGCTGTTAAAAAATAGTGTCTGAACTTTCCTGTTTTAAAACTTTTATGACTAAAGTATCTATGGCTAGCAATCTCTTTACTAAGAATCTCTATAACAATCTTTTCCCACAGTAACATAATTACCAGCCAATACCAATCTGCAGGATTTATAATAATCCATCCTATTGTAAACAAAAACGCAATACTAGCGATGTTGCTAAGATTAATGTATTTCACGTAAGCTATCCTTTTCTGCAAATATATATTTTATTGCATACGCAACATAATCTATTTCATCTGGTTTTGTACTTTGATTCCAAGCGCCCGGTTTAGCATGATGATTATTATGAAATCCGTCTCCGAACCACCAATTGATCCATTTTGTATTGTAACTGTTATCAGTCGTATCAAAATTTCTATATCCACCCCATGCTTTTTTATGGCCATATACAATGTTAAGGATTCCGGTTTCAGCAAGAGCAAGGCCTACACCAAATACATATCCAAATATAAGTAATTTCCACGACACTAACACACATAATAACATTGTACCTAAGCATAACACGGCTAGATTGTTATGTATAAACCTCGCCGACCTGTCACGTAGTAAATCAAATGGTACTGTTGCTTTATCCATATACCCACTGTAGTTAAATCCTAATACTAATTTTCGATTATAACTTAAACTACTCCATATACCATTTAATGGGCTATGTGGGTCCTTAGGTGTGTCGCTGAATTTATGGTGGAATCTATGTATTGCGGCCGCAGTAACTGGACTCACAGCCGCAAATATAGACGATATACAGAAAAATTTATGCACCCGGTCACTAACTTTAAAACTACGATGACTAAAATATCTATGTAACATCATGCTACGAACCAATGGTTGCACATATAGACGAACCCAAATAATGCCGCCCAATAGCCAAGGCCAGTCACTGGGGTTAAAACAAACCCATAGAAAACAAAAAGGTATACTTATGATACTTGATATACGAAGTGTACTGATTAGTAATGCAGTTTTATTAATATCATTTAATTTCATTAACAAATACCTTATCGACAATCCATCCTGCTAAATCAAATTCGCCTGGCATAATTGCCATGTTGTACTTGCCCGGATACATATGATGATTATTATGATAGCCTTCTCCGGGACTTAGTATTTCCAAAAATTTAGAATTATAACTCTGGTCTGCTGTGTCAAAGTTTCTGTAACTTCCCCAAATCTTCATATGTACTAATGCAATAAAAATAATACTGTTGTTTATTGCAGTTAATCCTGTAGCAAAGAACAAACAAAATACCATTAACTTCCAACTAATTAACAGACATAACAAGGCGTACACGCCATACACTAAAATGCAATTGTTATGTAACCACATAAGTGAAGGATCTCTCATTAAGTCAACCGGCAACTGCATTGCTTTTTTATTCTGTACTACTCGTTCTCTCCAAAACAATGAATTCCAAAAACCATATATCTTAGGGCTATGTGGGTCCTTATTAGTATCACTGTGTTTATGGTGGTATCTATGTACTGTGGCCGCAGTTAACGGACTGTTGGTACTAAATGAATTTGCAAACAGTAAAAAGTAATGTTTAGCTTTGCTAGTTTTAAAACTTCTATGACAGATGTAACGATGGAAAGCAATATTTTTACCTATCATGCCAACAAAAAACTTGCCAAATATAATTCCTGCTAATAGCCATGGCCAGTCACTGGGATTAAAGAACATCCATAGTATTGTAATCGGCACACTAAAAAGGCCAACTCGTTTCCATAAAAATTCTAAAGGTCGTGCCCCTATCTGTTTGTCTTCTATCATATAAACAATTTTTTAACTACCCATCCTGCAAAATCATATTCGCCGGGCGCTGTTGCTTGATTGTATTTACTAGGATACTTGTGATGATTATTATGTAATCCTTCACCTATATCAAGTATCTGTAAATATTTGTTATTCCAACTATCATCAGCTACGTCAAAATTTTTGTAGCTTCCTGGTAGCCTCATGTGAAATAATGCACTTCTAAACAAGCCCATGTGCAAGTAATTCCAGCCTATGCCTGCTAAAAATATAAATGCTGATAAGCGCCAATCAATTAAGCATAACATTATGTTGCCAAAGATAATAATGTTGTACATATTTTCGTGCAATATTAACAAAAACTCGTCTCTCATTAAATCAATTGCCGGTTTCACTTTTTTATCCATGTTCCATGACCAAGTAAACGCACTATGTATAAATCCATTATTCGGACTATGTACATCTTTGATTGTGTCACTGTATTTGTGATGTTGACGATGTACACTTGCATACACTATCGGACTAATTGCTGTAGTACAAGATACTATAGCTAGTAATTTATGAACCAATGGGGTCGCTTTAAAACTGTTATGACTAAAATATCTATGTTGCGCTATTTGATTTCCAAACAATCCAACTACAATTTTATAATACAACAGGCTATAAATGATCCAGGTCCAATCTTCGGCCACAGTCCAGTATAATAAAAAGAATAAACTTGCGTAACCTGCTAGTTGAAGCAGTCTGGATAAAGTTGGATTATAGTGCATTTTATAATATTTATATAGTGTAAATACGTATATGAAACAAGTTGATATTTTGCCTCCGTATTGTTATCCAATTGACGGAATAACCGTAGATCAAAAACAACTATATGACAGTATTATAACACTATTAAATAGGCTTTGTCTAGATATTGACGATATATGTTCTAGGCTAGGCTTTGCTATTAATTTAACGCATTTACCTGGACTGGTCGGAGAGGATGCGTGGCGCAAATATAGTGCCAGCCATGCACATTTAGTAGAACAGAACATAGATGAAGCCAATTTCACCGAGCATTTAAAAGAGGCCGAAGATTTATATGTGGGTAAATTAGTTCATAAACTGTATGACAGACATCATGGATTCTGTGGGCGAGCACAGCTTGTTTGGTTAGGTCCTAACAATGGTTATAGGTTTCATACTGATCCGCATACCCCAAACAGGTATCATGTGCCTATAGTGACCAACACTGATTGTTATTGGTTGTTTAAAGATGACAAGGATGTGTATAAGTTACACATGCCAGCAGATGATAGAGTATGGTATTTGGATCCAATTAATATAACACATACATTTCATAACGGATCTAATACTGCCAGGTTGCACTTGTTATTAACTAGTGCTACTTAATCTATCAAAGTTTTTTCGTGTTCTTTGATTACTGCAACCAAGTCCTCTGCCCTTACATTATCAAAATCTAGTCCTACATTAATGCGTTTTGCGCCGCCATATCTGTGTACGCTATGCCATGTTAAGTGATTAAACACGTACCAGTTACCTTGTTCTATCGTGGCATTTACTACACATTCAATTTTATCTAAATCTGGAATCCTAGTAGTAGATATTGTTTCAAATGGTGCAGTGGGCTCATACCATCTTGTTTGTTCATTACTACTTTGTAAAAGTAAAAATATAGAACACTTGCGTTTGTGCCCATGATGTGCAGGTAATACACTACCACCTTCACCAATTTGAAAAATCGGTACAGGCTCTCCTGGACTCAAGTCTTTAAGAAACTGCGGAGTCAAATCTAACAGTTCTTGTGCGGCATCATCCGGCAGATAAAATTGCTTAAATTCTATAGGATCCTCGCCCGGGTAAGTATTTTTAATTTGTTTATATCTACGTAGTAGCTCTTTACTTTTTTCTAAGCCGATACTTTCGTACACACCCCAAGGATCTTTAAGACCATTTTCATAGTTCGCACGAGGAGGAAAATAACTGTCGTCCCTATTTGCTTGCTGTCGCAGACGTTCACCAAATTCTAGTCCAAATGTTAACTTAGTTTTATAAATGTATTTGTCGGGATTGATCCCGGATTTTAATGTTTCTATCATATTATAATTATACTATATTATAGTGTAATGTCAAGTATTATTCTGGTCGGCCACACTTAGCACGTTTGGCATTAGTTAATGCACCAAAGTCTACCGGCCATTCTCGACCTGGGGCAATTTCAATCGCACCTGCTGGAAACTTGTACTGTACTCCGGCTTGTTTCATAATGTCAGCTACTGGCTTACGAAATACTGTTAAGTCGTTGCCTAAGTTTACGTATGGCTTAGTATGCGGAAAGGTCCAGCCTGCAATTTGTTTTGTATTATTATTGATTACAATCTTGTAATAGCCATGTGGAACAATGACACCATTACCAATTGTTGGGTCATTCGCACCGTAGAACGCACCAACAAAAATTGTATAACTTTGATTCGTTTGTACTGCCCAACCGCGAACTGCTGTTTCTAACAGTTTCCAAATGCCACGGTTCAAACTTCCGTGCTGTGGATACATGTTAGTCATTAGAAATGATTCGTACTCCACTTGCTGACTCCAACTCAAGTCACCATCGGGGGCGGCGTGTCCTTTGTCGTAGCCTGTGCCAGCATAGTCATCTGGACGAGCACCTGTGCCATTTAAGGATTGGTCAGGAACAAAAGCATTTGTACGTGGAAAACATCCTAATGCATTGGGAGGGGTTAGTGTATATGCCACATAAGCAGGAATCTTTACAGGAGCATCATAGGCTACTAGATATGCTTCGCGGCAAATTGGTAGCGTTGGTCGCTGTGTTTGTGCAAAACCGTAAGGGCTATGTACTTGGCATGCTTGTGGTGGCAGTGGGGCACGTTGTTCCCACGCATTTGCTAGATTACTAACAGTAAATAGTACCAACAATATAAGTTGTTTCATGTGTATCTTTCATTAAGTACACATATTTATGATTGAGTATTATATGGTATGCGAAGTCACCATGTATGGCGACAGCCCTTTACAATCGACTCTTAGTTCTAGTCTACGTTTAGCCACTGTAAAAACTGTATTACCGTATTTACTATCAATCATAGGTACGTACATAACTCGGGGTGTCTTCATATGAATTTTATTAATGAACTCATCTAAGCTCAAGTTACTAGGGACAACTTTTAATAGTGCATAGCATACACTTTTGTCATTGTTTATGCGTACAATCACAAGAATATGCAAGTTATTTGTATCTTTCAGCTTGGTTTTTAACGGAGCAACAAACATGTTATACAGTCCAGTGAAATCGCTTTCGTTAATCAAGTTAACAAAGCCATCATTGATGCTTTGTAAATTTTGCAAGTAGCTGGCCTCTGAACTAATAGATAATATATCTTTTGCGCTTAATCCTTTAACATCGAAATCTGCCAATGGAGTAACAACATCGACCACACTTGACCCTGCACCAGTCCATGTAGCATTATCGATACTATCAGCGACTGCATATTCCCACGTTTCTTTGGCTATTTGTATTTTACGATTTCTCCGCTTAAACGGTGCATAGTAGTTAAACATTTCTGTGGCAAATCTTGCGCTGAAATCTTTACCTAATATTGCTTCGTGCTGAGAAATATTTACGGGTATGAATTGATACATTAGATTTATTGGTGGAGAGCGAGGGATTCGAACCCTCGGTCCGGGTTTATGCCCGGACGTCTTCTTAGCAGGAAGGTGGTTTCAGCCGCTCACCCAGCTCTCCAATTATAATTAGTATGAACATACTAAAACTACGTTACGACAGTGAAACGTCTGGACAGTCAACGTCATGAACGTTGGAACTCGACATACATCTGGCAGGGTATTCTTGCATCAATGGAGCCTCGGGGGTACCCGATATTCTTAATACAGGCATCGAGCATAACTTTGCGTTTCACAACGTGTGGGTCAGTGGCATGCGTAATATCCTACTTCTCACTTGTAGCAGTCCCCGCCGAGGGGTACGTTCATACTAATTACAATTTAATATATTATATACTACACAGTTGACATTGTCAAGCATTTATGGTAGGACTTGCCAGGTTCGAACTGACGACATTCTGCGTGTAAGGCAGACGCTCTACCAACTGAGCTAAAGTCCTAAAATTGGTCCGTGTGACACGATTCGAACATGCGACCACTGCGTCCCAAACGCAGAGCTCTACCAGGCTGAGCTACACACGGGTATAATTAATTATGGCAGGTGAGGTATCTAGTCAGACGTTTAGTAGCGACAGACTTGCCCATTCTCCTTTTACTTTCCTTACCACAAAACTTTGGTGCCGTCTCCCGGGATCGAACTGGGCACCTACTGATTACAAGTCAGTTGCTCTACCAAATGAGCTAAGACGGCGTATTAAAACTATTTATTATTCAACTAAATATTGTGATGCTATATTATAAAATATCTCTACCTGCATTAATGTATACTGAGGATGATAGGCAAGAGTTAATACAACTTTTCAAAGGCCGTGGTCGACAAGGACATGGCCAAATGATTAACTTAGATGATTTTGATTCTAATTATTTTCGTAAACTACAAAATAATTTTCCTGTTAGTAACATTGCAGTATTACATTATACTACACCAAATGCTATAGTCAATGATAAAATGTATAAAATGATACATCGCGATCCACGACCTGTTGCACTTAATATACCCATTCAAAATTGTGGTATTGGTGCCGACACAATTTTTTATACTGTAGATAGTGTTGTAGAACGATTAGAGTCAATTGGTAACGGACAGTATAAAGCAACTTCGTATTCGGAACAACCAACTGGAGCAGTAGAATTAGATAGATTCTGTTTAACTATGGACTCTGCAATGTTACTAAGAACAGATCATCCACATGCTAAAGTTCAAACTACCGATGCTCATAGAATGTTTTTAAGCGTGACACCTATTATAGGTTTTGAAGATTTCATTCAGCTATTAGACCCACACTAGCAAGTTTATCTCTTGTTCTATAATAAGGCCATAGCCAATTATCACGGAACAATATACTCACTGTAATTCGATCTTTCATTTCTTCACCTACCACAACTCTGTGAGGAACCGAAGTATCAACCAAATATTGTTTTTCATGTGGCAACGTTTGACAAGTATAAGGATCATTAAACCGACCGGCCGCGGCGGCAGTTGCTAGACCATTTGTATGTCCATCCAGTATCATACTATCATTCCATTGAATAACCCCGATACCTTGCACTACCCAATTCAATGCACATTTTGTAGTGCCTTTTTCATTGCCATCGATATGCCATGGGAAGAAAGGCCGACTGTGCCATTTAAACACTCTTGCCATTGATAGCCTGAGTCCTATGCTTTTAAACTTTTCATGTATTTCTGTAGGCCAAATATTGTTTAAGTCTATAATCGGTTTCCAACGTGGTGTGGTTTCACCAATAGGTGAACTGTCGCCCCACACAGTTTGCCAATCTATATTTGGCAAGGGAATATTAATATTCGAATAAAAGTCTCTGTCCTTCATAACACTATTTAATGGTTGCGGGCCCAGGATTTGAACCTGGGATGCTCCTGGCTTATGAGACCGGAGTGGTGGCCGCCCTGCCCGCGATATTTGTTTACACACTACTTATCCTATTGTACACCGTGTGTAATGGTGAATTATGTAAACAATTTATTTTTCATTTCGTCAAAAGTCACAGCACTAGGATCTACTAGACGTAATGTAACTACTCTTCGCTTATATGGAGATTTAATATTTTGCCAAGCATGCCATATGTTAGGATTAAACAATATCATTTCTCCTTCTTTGGCTACCATAGATTTTATAGGTTTAAACATAGCTAACTTATTATAATCTGAAAATATATGCCTAACATATGGCATTCCAGTTGGTTGGCTGTGCCTCATTTCGATATCGCTGTAAAACGTTGTTTCGCATAACTCGTCATGTGTTTCTATGATTATGTTAAAGCTAGTCAGTGACCACATTCCGTCCTTATGTATTCCGCATCCACCGCCAGGCGGAGTTTCGAAAATAGCAACTCTTTCTTTGTTAAACGGAACAAGATTGCTCATTGGCAACATGTCCATTATTTGCAATGCAATATCTTCATGAAAGTCTAAATGACTATATCCTATAAACTTATTATGTAGATGTACTAAGTGATCATGTTCTTTTATGAACTGTACTATTTTATCTAAACCTTCAAATGTAAATCGAACGTAGTAAGGACTGCAATCTTCTATTATTGTGTATCTCATGCACGTATTTAACTTAGTGTGAATTAGTGTCCGGCTACTCCCACCACAGGAGCCCCAGACTGAGCGGTTACTCTGTCCACATCATTTCTGCTTATGGCGCAGGCGATGTACCTTACCCTGGGCTATTTCCGTATCCGTAAATGGGATCGTGAGGTTAAGTCCTAGCGTACCTAGCACTGTCTATGGTGATTGCCTCACCCCCTTTGTATAACGGACAAGGGCGTCCGGGTTTTCTGGTGGAGGAGACAGGGATCGAACCTGCGACCTACTGGTTGCAAACCAGCCGCTCTCCCAACTGAGCTACACCCCCAAATATTCGTAATTAACTGTGTCAGTATTTTCTCTATGCACAGTTGCACCGTTGCGTAAATGGAACTTCTTTGCAGTATCTGTCTTTGGACTAAGAGTAACAAATCTAACAACATCACTTTTTGTTGCTCGTATATGTCTTACTGCATCAAAAATTAATTGCTTGCCTGCGCCTGCCTTGTAACTCCATATTGTGTAAAATACTGCTATGTTTGGCAAGTCTGCTTGTTCAAATAAGCCTGCTTCATTGGTAGGAATAGTTTGTTGATAACTCACACAAGTAATAGCCTTAGCTTTACCGGCTTCGTCTCTTAAAACAAAAATATCCTTGTTACTGCCGACACGGTCCACATGTGGTATGTTTGGTCGAACTGGATCTTCATTCAAATGAAGAGCAAATTTATCACTAAGATTTTGTACTAGATGTAACATTTTCTTCTTTAATTTACTTTGTAACATATTCAGTATGCTACACTAACTATAAAATTATGGAGCGGGGTAGGAGAATCGAACTCCTGACTCTAACTTGGAAGGATAGGGTAATACCATTTTACGAACCCCGCATACATATAGGTGCTCTCTGTGGCGCTTGAATCCACGGTAGCCCTGCTCTTCCTGGCACCTCTTGACCGTTCTGCAGAATAAGTCAAGTTCAGTGTTATTCCAGTGTAGCTACTCAGAAAGCATTTATATGTAAACTATTAATGGTGCCCCAGAGGAGACTCGAACTCCTAAAATTTGGCTTCTAAGACCAACACGTATACCAATTCCGTCACCGGGGCATTTAAACTGCTATTTATTGACTAGCCGTTTTTTAATGAAATATTTTTAATAACTTGTTAACTTCTATCCTAAACAAACTTTCCTTTTCAGGCCAGGCATAAATGTATTGTCCGGCAAAGTCTTTAACTAACAACCACGTAATGCCTGCCGCCGTATATAAATGTGTCTCTGCTTTATACCCTGGTATAGACCTATCAAAGTTGATAGAGCCGTTACCATAGTCCTGACCATTGCTTCTAACCCATTCTGCCACACTTTGCACTTCTCTGTCTGTGTTAGGACCCTGTCCGCCTAAGTTAGCTACTACAAAGATTTTGTTAGTAGGCGTAATTGTCATAGTCTTAAACACACTACGTCCTAGCTGTCTAATTTGGTCTTTAACGTTACCAGGCAGTGCCGCTACTTGGTGGAAATCCGGTACCAAGTAGCCTGCCTTGCGTAATGCGTGTTCTGCGGTGGTTGCCAATGTAGTAGTCTTAACTATAACTGTGGGCAAGGTCTCTGGGGGCTTGGGCTCAATGCCACTATCGTTAAACAGTATAGTTTCTTCCAAAGATAAATTTACTGTAGCTTCTAAGTCAATGTAATTCTCATCCAAGTAAGCAGGCAAGTCGGCGTCAAGTTTAATGTCTAGCATCTTGCCTAGCATATCCTGCATGGCCTGTGTAGGCTGTATTTTACTTGTAGCACCTAATGTTTTAGAGACATTGGCCTTGTTAATGTTTACAACTTTAGGCTTATCCTGTACAGGCTTAACCTTGGGCTTTTCCGTATGCTTAACAACAGGACGAGCTGTACCAGTCTTAAAGATGTTGTCAAGATCTATGTTAGTCTGCGTTTGTGTTTGTATTTTCTTTGCCATTATATCACCATGATGGAAGTTTCTTCATTTTGGCGGTAAGTTTAAGACCCACTGTCTTTAATACTTCTTTACGCATCTTATCTCGTTGCATACGACCTGCCTTAGTCATATTGTTAGTGCCTAATATTTCTCTACTGTACATTGTCCAACTTACTGCATGATTGGCAATGAGAGCTTCCTGTTCTGGCCACCTGGCCTTTTTAATAAACATAGCATATTCTTGGCTACTACGTGGACCCAGGGCCATCTGTGGTTCTATTAGGTCATACTTTTTAGCTAACAGGTCCTTACAAAAGCCTTCCATGCCGCCAGGATAAGACTTAATCTTTTTAACGTGCTTAATGTTAATGCCTGTTTCATCTAAAACATATTTGGTCATGTCATAGAGTCGGTCCCTCTCGTGTTCGGCCTGCTTTTGCTTAAACAAATAATCTGTGTATGCTTTTATTTGATTTTTTATAACCTGACCAATTACAGGATGTTCCTTAAATTTTTGTTGCTCTGCCCAATCTAACCTTCTATCTCGGGCATCATATAATTGAATTTGGTTAGCATAGTCATGTTGGATCTGATATTGGTACTTGCTACCATTACGGTCTCTCCAAACATATAAATCACTGGTCTCAGTATAGTCTTTAAAGAACCCCGCTTGTGTAGTACACCACTTTGTACCTGAACCCAACTGTCTTGCCGCGGTAGCAGTTTGTGGACTTGCCAACTGTCCAAAAGGACCATTGTACAATATCTTTGTGTTTTTAATAATTGGAAAGGCGCCTGCTTCTTTTTTAGTTTTAGTTATTAGTACTTCTTTAATAACAGGATTAAGAACTTTATCGATGGTCTCGTCTAGTTCATAAAAACTAAATTGGTTAATGTCTCGTTTTTCTAAACGAGGTTTTAGTTTATCAAAGTTTTCTAATACAGTTTTAACTCTCAGTGTATCTTCAAACTTAAATTGGTTGCTTATTAGTTGTTTGGCCAGCCAAGGAACGTACTGCAAGTTCTTAGTAGGATCCATTTTCTCTAAAGCAATAACGATATCCACCACTTCCATTTTAGTGTGGCGGACTACGTCTGTAAATTTGTTTTTAAATTTCTCTACGGTTATTTCACGTTTAGACATTGCTCTCCTTGTACAATATTACAGTATACTATAGAATTTATTTTATGTCAAGTTATGTCTAGGCACGACATATTAAATTGGTGCGAGAGGCGGGACTCGAACCCGCATGCCTTTCGACGGGAGATTTTAAGTCTCCTGAGTATACCATTTCTCCACTCTCGCATTTTATATTACATTTGTTTAGTGCTATCGTGCAAATTTAGACGTAGGGTGCTTCCCTGTCAAAGCCGATGCAGTTATATCAGGATCAGTCGCCGGCCGCTGTGACCCGTATAGTGTATGCGTCCATACACGATACCTTGATAACACTAAACAAATGGTACTGGGTAGGGGGGTCGAACCCCTCTTCCCGCCGTGAAAGGGCGGTGTCCTAACCGATAGACGAACCCAGCACAAATAACTAATAAATTGTTAAAGAGCAAAACGTCAATTACTTAACGTAAGCATGTATTATATATTAAATGCCATTTGATGTCAACTAAAATCTAGACATAATTTTAAGTTCATAAATACTGAGATGAAATCCTTAAAGGCATTGGTAATAGAAAATGATGTATGCCCTATCCCATGGATGGATGTTGCAATACTAAGTGCTAAAAACTCAGTATTGCCTTGTTGCAAATACACTAATCCAATTGGACCAATTGGTACCGATTTGAATGTTGCATGGAACAATGCTGGCTACCAACAACTACGCAACGATTTATCAAATGGAATCCAACATGATAACTGTAAAGCCTGTGATGTTAGCCATGATGCATTTTCTTATAAAAAATGGAAAACACGTAGTTACTTGAAATCAGGTATACTGGATAACGTTGACGTCGCTAACCCAAAACCCAAAGTATTTCATTTGGCGGGATTCAGTAACACTTGTAACCTTGCTTGCCGTATGTGTGATATCGGATCCAGCAGTACTTTACAAGCACTGGCAAATACCACCATTTTAGGAAAGTACTTAGGTACCGGTTACAACAATCACAAAGTTGATGTAGCTCATCTAGCACAATCCATGTCGGAAGTAGAACAACTCAGTATTACCGGTGGTGAGCCTTTTCTAGATAAGCCAATGTTGGAGTTTGTTAAAAGTTTAGCACAATATCCTAATATTAAAGATATACACTTCTCAACTAACATGAGCACAAGAAATATAAAATTACTTGATGCATTAGCGGAATTAAATGTTGGTGTATCATTTAGTGTTAGCATAGACGGACCCGAACACATACATGAATATATCAGGCATGGATCTGTTTATCAAGAACTATTAGACAACATAAAATATATTACTGATAACTATCCTAATAGATTTAGATTTAATATCAATACCACTATCAATGCCTACAACGTAGGTTATGTTGATGAAACAATTAAATCATTTTACGAGTTATCAAAATACTGCGGAATCATACTTAGAGACATTATGTTTAGTCCTGTATTGAATCCTGAGTACTTGCATCCAGGCGTACTTCCAATAGAAATCAAACAAGAATATATTTCAAAATTAAAATCATTTAATGTGTTCCGTTATCAAATACGTGTGCCTAGTACAAGACGTTTCATTGCAACTGCAATAGAACTACTTGAACAAGATAAAACACATCTGTACGACATGTTTACTGAATACACTAATGATTTTAATTCTGTTACTAATTCTAAGCTATGGTACCCCACCCCCGACTCGAACGGGGAGAATTTCTCCTTTTGAGAGAGACGACTTTACCAAATTTGTCCAGTGGGGCATTATCATGTCCTTACTCTTTTAGTTACGCCAATGCGGCTTGCCTTACTCCAATCGTAAACAACACCATCCGGACACTTTCCGTCCTTGACGCTGTCTACTCCAAATATTCCACACACTTCAAAATCTGGACCTGTTATAGTCACAAACTCATTGAGCACTTTGGCAGTGTGCATTGCTTCGTCTAATGTCATTACATCAAATGTTATTGTTTTACCTATTATTTTGTACATATCAATATTATAAAAAGAAACCCAGTCAACCTGCGCTGACTGGGTTCAATGTTGTATTTCTACAACCAATTAAAGAGTGTAACGATCACTCATTACAGTCTTAAGCATGATGCCTTCTGGAGTGAACTGATCCAAGTCAGCGGCTAGCAAGCTAGTCATTATACTTGGACTGAATCCACTTACCAAAGCGGCACCACTCTTGTCTGACGCAACAGGCACGTTATCTGAACTGTTTAGGTTCCAGAAAACAATCTGTGGCACAGTGTAACCTGCATCTGCGAACTTACGTTCAATCATTTGCATTGCGCTGTCGTCGTGCTTGGCGCATTGGTTGAACTGCATGTCACTCAAGATCAGCAACATGGCTGGCATGTCACTGGCTGGTACTGAACCCTTAACTGCAACGCTTAGGATCTTGTCCATAGCGGCATGCAGGTTAGTGCTCATGTCCCAATCACTCTTGCTCATTTGTGCTACCTTGTCAACAATGTTACCCTTTAGAGTAACAAGTTGTGGCTTGTCTGAGAAAGTCAAGAATGTGTCCTTGAACACGCCCTTGTTCTTGTCTGCTAGGTACAAGCCCAAGCTGATTGAAACATCCATACAAGTCACGTTTCCGCTCTTACCAGCCGGACAGCCCATAGAACCGCTAACGTCTACGATTGGCATGATGCTGGCATCTCCAACGTAGTTAGGCAAAGCGTCCCACTGTGCCACAATGTGGTCAGTAGATGTCTTGTCTAAAATTGCACGTTGGTAACTTCCAATCACACCCTTCAACACGTCATGTGGGAAGATTGCGCTGGCGTTAACCTTAACAGTCTTATCACCTGATACCAACTTGGCTACATACTCTGCGAACAGAGGAGTGTGACGGTGGAATGCCTTCTTGTAGTTGCGTGAAGCAACACTTGGCACGTGACTGAAGTTGATGTTGTCCCAATCTCCAGCACACATTTGGGTTTCAACAACCTTTGTAAGACCAACTAAGCTCTTACGATATTGCTTTGGAGTCATTCCGAAGAATGCTCGTACTTCAGCCGCGATCTTACCCTTACGAGGAGTCCACTTTGCGGCCAAGCCGTTCTTAGCACGTAGAGCATCGCCCAACATGGTATAAGCGGCTGACTTCAATACTAGGTTGTGAAACACAAAGATGTCATCCCAACGGCCAACTTCTGGAACCTTGCGAAGCAAAGCCAAAGCGGCGTCTGGGTCACGCTTTTCTAGATGTACTAGAATGTCGCGGAACAATTGACGTTCACCTGCGCCACCGCGGACATCACGTGCCCATTGTGCGATGCGTAGTGCTACATCACTGTTTTCCACATAAGCGGCTGTGAAGTCGCCTGTGATGTCCTTACCACGGCTTGCGCCGATCTTGTAGAACAAGTCAACACAGGCTGATGCTGTTGACTTGCGAGCCTTCATGCCATTGGCGGTACGGGCTTCTTGATTTGCTACTGCGTTTACAAATGCGTTCATTTTATTTTACCTTTACAGAATGTATTTCTTTTCGATATGATTGAAATTTAAAGTTGCTGTTAACATTCTAAAACTTTAACAGGATGATCGTGCTAATGAGTTTATTTTCTGGTCCGGCCAATCATAGCACCCGGACCCTATCAACGATTCACGTTGACTATCTAAACTTGCGTCTGCGTTAGAAACATAGTATGTCTTTCCATACTGTCGTCTATTCCATCTGCGTACATGGTATTTCACATGTATAAACTTTTCAGTCCACCCTTACGGGGCACATTCTATAGCTTTAAACGTTAGGTTTAAATTGCTGTAGTCATCCAAATATAACAGGATCGTTGTCTACTTTTTGTTTTTATCGAGGAGACTTATCGAAACTCCTCTATCTAATCCTATACATGTTACTAACCTTCAAAGCCTTGCGGCTCCAGTTAGTAACATAAGATTAGCGTTCCATAGTAATATGTAGTTGCTGTACCGATCCTAAAACTGTTTGTTAATTTCTTAACATGTGTATATTGTACATTAGATTGCTATCTTTGTCAATATCTTTTTTCACTTTTTAATCCAAAATGTCCTGGCCTCGCTGACAGGAATCGAACCTGTATCTAGACGTTAGGAGTGTCCTATTCTGTCCATTGAACTACAGCGAGTTATTTGGCACCGCTGGAAGGAATCGAACCTCCATTTCCTCGTTCGTAGCGAGGGGTATACTCCATTATACGACAGCGGTAAATTTGGTAGGGGTGGTAGGGATCGAACCTACGCTCTCAGAGTCAAAGTCTGATATGCTACCATTACATAACACCCCAACAATTGGTACCAGCGGAGGGGATCGAACCCTCTCAAGAACGCTAATCTGGCGCTAAAAGGCTTATAAGACCTCTCTGACTTCCAAGTCTCGCTGGCATTAAATACAATATGAAATATCTCACTATCCCTTTTCGAGTAGAGTTTGAAACTAGTAGTGTTACAAAAACTTGGAAAGAATGTGTTCTTGCACAAGCTCAATCCATAGCAGAAAAAAGCTCTGAACCTATTATGCTGGCTATGAGCGGCGGGATAGATAGCGAAATTATAGCCCGAGCATTTAAGATCTTAGACATACCATTTCGCGCTCTTACAATACGACACAAGCACGGAACCAATCTATACGATACACTATGGGCCAATGCATATTGTAGGGAACATAACGTTGAACAAATCCATGTGGACCTGGACATGCCTGATTTTGTAAATCGAGGAATTGATAGTTATATCGAAAAAGGTTATCAAGCAGTCAATGTGTACAGGTACTTTCAGTTATGGGTCATGGACTATGCAAAAAGTCTCGGAGCAAGAGCTGTTATGGGTAGTGGAGAACAAGTTTACGTAGTTCATAACGGAGAAGTGTGTGTGCCTTATACTGAAGAACTGCTTGTTCCCCGAGCATGGACTATACACAATCAACCGAGTGCAGAACCTTTGTTTTATCTCACCGACGATATTATTTCGTCTTGGTTGAATCTTGACTCTATTAAAATAGCTATGCAAAATTTAGATCTATTTCCAACAACAAATACAAATGCTACTAGTCCATACAAAAGTGGAAAATATAAAATAGATGCTATACATCAGGAATGGCCTGACATGAGGCGCCGCCCTGCGTATTCAGGATATGAAAATATTAGTAATATACGATCGGAAAAACAATCTCAATTGAGAGATCGATTTGGTAGTCGACAAATACAATACATACCTATAGCTAAACTGTATAAACAATTTAATTTAACCATGTAACTACTAAACTATAAAATTTGGTGCTACCTCCAGGAGTCGAACCTGGTTCAACGGTTCTTCAGACCGCCGCTATGACCGCATCAGCTAAAGTAGCAAATAAAGCAGGATAGCATTTTTTGGCTTTTTTTCAAGAAAAGATTTTTAATGTTTGCTGTTGCTATCCTAAAATTGGCGTCCCCCGAGGGATTCGAACCCCCACTAACGGTTTTGGAGACCGCAGTACTGCCGTTATACTAGAGAGACTTATTGAATTTGTAAGCCTACGCCGCGTTTATCGTAGATTTATTCAGGACTTACCGGCCGCCTAGCCTGACCTCGAGCACGATGGATATCACTTGGGCTTGGTCCAGTACAGTCCCCATTAC